CCGCCCTGAGCGCGAGAGGCCGCAGAACGCGCCTTGGAGCCAAGACCGCCGAGGCCGCCCTGAGCGCGAGAGGCCGCAGAACGCGCCTTGGAGCCAAGACCGCCGAGGCTCTCTCGAACCTGCTCACCGCGAGACTTTCGCCTTGGGCCGATTCCGCCGCCAACACCGGGGTCGTAGCGGACAGGCTCCTTGCCGGGGGTTCGCTTCGGCGCACCCGCCGCTCGACTGCCGAGTGACTTAGCGCCCTCGAGGGCGGAAGGCCCATAGGCGCGAAGCGCACCAGCACCAGCGTCGAGTCCGCGATCAATGAGTTGATTCGCGGCTCGCTTCGCAGCCCGCTCAGCCGCCTGCTTGCCCACGCCCACCGCCCAGGAACGGAACTTCTCTCCGCCGGTGCGGTTCATCTTGCGATACTCGTTCTCCATGCGGCGACGATTCAGATACCGCTGGAGCTCGGTGTCGCTCATGTTCGACATGTCGCGAGCGCGCTTCTGGCGAGCGCTCATACGGCCCTGCCGACCGTTGCCGTGGGGTCGCTGCTTACGGCGCCCCCACTTCATACCCTTGACGCCGAAGTGGGCGAGGGAGTTCTCGTCGGGTTGCATCATTTAGTCCTCACTTGCGCTGCCTGCGACGCTGCCGAACATACTCGCCGATGACGCCGCCTCGGTTGCCGGCGTAGTTGTAGTCCTGCCGGTCCTGCTTCCAGGCCTTGCGGGCGGTCTTATAGCGGTCTCGGAATCGGGCGTTACTAGTGCTGCTGACCGCGCGAGCCAACGGTGTGTTCTTCCAGCGGCGATTAGAACGAGCCTTCTGGATCACGATGGCTCGCCCCAAGGCCTTGCGCCGAGCGCCCTTCGACTTAATGAGAGCCTTCGAGAGACCGCGAGCGCGAAGCGTTCCTGTGCCGAAGGTTTCATTCACATGGTGCTGGGGCGACTTCTTGTCATAGATGAGAGAGATCTTGGCGCGCCCCTGCTTTGCGATTCGCGCCTTGATCTCGCTTCGCTTTTTCGCTCGACGTCGACCCCACTTCATGCCCTTGACGCCGAAGTGAGCGAGCTCGTCGGGCTCTCGAATCTCCGAGAGCGGTGCGTCGAAGATGCTCATGTGTTCACCTCAATCTGGAACGCGATACGCCAGCCGCACTCCTCGATCTGTTTCTCGATCGCTCCCGTTAGGAACGAGTTGTTCGGCGGGTCGAAGATCAGCCGAGCGCGGAGACTAATGTAGGTCGTGACTGCTTCGATGGAGCAGGAGACAGGATCGAAGTATTCCTCCCACGTCTCCTCGCCCGTAGAAACGTGAAAGGACGGCAGGCCTAGCTGCTCAGCGATCATCAAGGCCGAGTTGATGGCGATAATGATCTCCGTGTCGAAGGCGGTGTAGTCAGGCGTAACGCCGAGCGTCTGCTTGACATCGCTAAGAATGGTCATGTCGCCTCCACAGCAGGTGATCATCGGGCTTTCGCTCAGTCAATGGCGGTCGTCGAGCACCACGACCGTAGTGGATCGCATTATGCGTATCGTGGGACACCGTGATGAGTCCAGACAGGTCGAACACCGCCGGGTCGCCTTGTTCCAGCGCCTCCGGATCGATCGGGTTCATGTGGTGGACCAGAATCCGGTCAGAAACCTCAAGTCCCGGAACCGCGAGATCACAAGCGGCGTCACGCGCTATGACTTGAGCACGAACGCGCTTCCAGGCCGAGGACGCGTAGAAGCGCTGATTCAGCCAGCGCAACGACCCGAAGGTCTCGCCGCCGACTGCGCCTCCGCGCATGAGGTACGCGAGGCGTTCTTCGTAGCCGTCGTACTGCAAAAGCTCATCGTACGTCAGCATTGTCCGAACCAGCGATTGCGTAGGACTTGAAGGCCTCGAGGACCTCTGAGTAGGCCTCCGCGCCCTTGATGGAGGCGTCAAGCGCCTCCTTCTTGGAGCGGAGCATGTCGTTCTCAGCCCGAAGACGCTCCTGCTCAAGCCGCTCTCGAGAGGTGGCGAGCTTGAGATAGTGCGTGATGATGCTCGGAGGCGCTGTGCCGGCCTCGAGCATCTCCTCTGCCCGACGAACGGCGAGGGTTATGAGGCGGTTCTCCTGCTGTTCGGGCGACCTTATCGGCCTTTTTCCCACTTTGCGTTCCTTCCGCTCAGTTCGCGTCCGGTTCAGGTCAGATTCCAGGCCCTTCCCCCGCCGAGAAAGAGGAAAGGAACACACAGAAAACTCGTCCTCGGACAGAGCCTGGAACCTGGTCCGAACCGGAATGCGAATCGCTAAAATCCCCGCGGGGATTTTTCGAGGAGGGCGGCGAAGCAGGAGGGGGGTAGTCTTCGCGGGACCTCCCCCCGGGGGACGGATGGTCGTTAAGTCATTTCATTTCATCAGACTTCGACATCTCGTTCCACGATCCTGTAGTTGCCAGTCAGATTGAGCGCAAAAGCCTCAATTACAGCTTCATTAGAAGCTTCAATCTGATCTGCAAGAGACAGTTCGTCGCTACTGTATGTCACCCTACCCAGGTAGGCAGTGGTGCCGTAGCCATTAGACACATCGAACTTGTACCATTCGTCGAACTCATCGAAAGGATCGAACGGATTGTCCTCTGTTGTGAGCCTAAAGGCAAGCACCACTGCCTCCTGTAGTAGTGTAGCAGTCGCTACTCGTCGTTGTAGATCACTGACTTGACCTGTGAGACCGAGAGACCGAGAGCCTCTGCAATCTCAGCCTGTGTAGCGCCTCTGCTTCGTAGTGTCATGATGCGAGACTGCTGCGCCGTAGAGACACGAGACGTTTCACGTGGCATAGCGAGCTTCTTGATGTGATCAGAGTCCGCATTGGCCACGATCTCCTCCAACATCGCATTGGACACAGCGCCGCGTTGAATAGCTTCCCACTCGCGAGGGGTGGGGCGGATGCGAGTACCCTTGCGATCGGTTCCGAGACGAGCACGAGCCGTCTCGACAGCCATGTACTCGATCTTCGCCCGCTCCTTCTTAGACATATCCGGATTTGCAGCGACCTTCTTGGATACAACGCCTTGCGCAATAATTTCCGCTTGACGCTCCAAAGGCTTCTGCTTGATAGCTCGGTTGAGGGCGGCCCGGAGGCTTGAAACCTCGGGGGCGTACTTTCGTGCCATCCGGGGGTCTCGTTTCAGCGGGGGGATAGAAACAGCAGCCTTGCGGCTACGATTTGCCAGTGCCTTCAACGCATTAGCATGGTCGGCGTATATGCCTTCCATATGAGTACCACTGCTGAGGATATGCGCATCGTCCGCCAAGGCCATCTGACGGACCTTGGTGACCTTGGGAATCCACTTGCCCTTACGGTTGTAAAATCCCCGGCCAGTCTTCTCGTAAACGAGTTTGCCGGTCTTGGGATCGATGGGGCCGCCTTTCGCTGCTTTGCGCAATTTGCGCTCTTCGACGAAGACCGGACCCTTGGCCCTGGAAATAAGCGTGGCCGCACCGTGCCCGTTTTCGCCCTGATACTTCTTCCGAAGCGCAGCAATACCGTTATCCCGCTCACTCTGTTTGTAATTGAGGTAGTGCTTCTCAGCGTCAATAACAACCATCGAGTGGCGGACAGCGCGAGCGAGCTCGGACTCTGAAGCCCCCTTCAGGGTCATGTCCGTAATGAGGTTGCTGATCTTGCCCATCTGGGCCTGAGTGTCCCGCATCCTCTTCATCCCGGGATATGCCGGATAGACTCGCTTAGGGTCGAAGCCTTTGAGCCCCTTCAGTGGCGGGGTGGAGCGGACCCGAGTCGTGCCAATATGGGGGATGGCTGTGACGGAGTCGCCGTCGAAGTCAGCGCCGCTAAGTCGCTCGGCAACAGAAGGATGAATACCAATAGCATCCCGAGCACGACCCATAATACGACGCGCTTTCTTGTCCTTGTTGTTAACCACAAGCTGCGGGATCTCGAAGGTCCCGCCATGAGGATAACGAACAAGAGACACCACAGTACCATCGCGGAAATTTGGTGCATACACATGGTTCTTCTTGAGATGCGGCATCGGCAATATGACCTGCGAGGCCTGACCCGGTAGGGCCTTGGCCTTGAGGTGTACGGCTGCCGAGTCGCAGTCCTCGGCAAAGGACTTCAGCAGCTTCTTCCGAATAACAGGGTTCGTGAGACTCATGATCTCCTTGAACTCCCGCTCTTTCGCCTCGCGAGTGGCCTTGAGCTGCTTCTTCGCCAATACGGGCGACTGCTTTGACAGGAACTGGGACGCCAGAGTTGCAGACCAGCGGTCCCAGGACCCCTCCTCATTCACAATATTGAGGGCCGACAGCTTCCGCTTACCCGTCTTCTTGTCCTTATAATATCGCTGCTGGACAACCGTACCGAAAGGATTCTCCGGGTCGTCCTTGAGGGGCTTGAGAACCGAGTGGTCCTTCGGGCCGAGAGCGGGTGTCCCTTTGGGCTTGTTGGTGTTGAATATCATGTCAACACCCTTGGGGAGCTTGTCGGTGTACATCGCCATACCCTTGAGGTAGTGCGTGCCGTCGACATTAATACGGACCTGAGCATATGCCGAGGAGCCGAGACTGATGTCCTGGACACCGCGACGGAGCTGAATAACACCGTCCATGTCTGTGCCGCCGTCCTCGGCGTAGCGAATACGCAGACGCTTGCTCGACACCTTCGTCGGGGGCTTGATTCCCGTCGATATGCCGTTCTCGTCCACGGCAACACCGGGGGTGCGGATCTTGTCGCGATTCGCCATCAGCTCGGCGCGGGTAACGCCCGGCGGGACGAGCACCTTCAGGATCGTGAAGTCGTCCCGTCCCGGCTGCTTGACATAGACCTCGTGGGTCTTGTACCCCTTCTGGCGCAAGGACTCGACGGCCGTGTTGAGCGTGGCGGTCGAGGTCTGGAGATTCATCTCCACGCCGGTGCCGTACTCAATATACCGCTTGGCCTTGCACTCCGCCTCAAGAATATCGCTGGTGCGCTTGATGGCGTCCTGGCGATGCCCGGCGTCCGGCTTCAGCAGATCACGAACAGACGACTCGTTAAGCCCCATCTTCTCCGCGATGGCGGTATTGGGGAGACCGGCGTCCTTGAGCCGAACGGCTCGAGCAATATCGCCGGCCTTCTTCTCGGCGCGGGCGATGCTGCCCTGAGCTCGGAACTCGGTGGTGGTCATTCCCCAGGCACGCGCAATATCAGTGTCGCTCATGCCCTCCTTGCGGAGACGATCGCGCTCGCTGAGAAATGACGAGGCGCTCTGGTACGGGTCCTTGCCCGACCCCCAGGGATAGCGCCCTGAGTGGCGGGGCGTGCCGTAGTGGACGAGAAAATCGTCAGTCATCACGCCTCCCGCTTGAGTCCCTCGATAATCTTGTCGAAGTGGACGAGTCGGTCCTGAATATGCGAGAGCACCTCGGCATCGGGCTCGTCGACAAAGACCTCGTTGTTCTGGTAGATCCGCGTCTCTGCCCGAATATCCCCTGGACGATAGCCGTACTCGAGGCAGAACAGCGCCACGTAGATATGGAGCTGCGTCATGGACGCCGGCGTAACGCCCGTCTTGAGGTCGTGAACGCGGAGAAGGTTCTTCTTTTCATCGAAGGATATAGCGTCCGCCGTCCCGAAGGCGTTGTCGCTGTACCAGAGGATCTGCTCCGGGACCATGCGGTAGCCGATGGCGTCGTTGATATAGCGGTTCAGCGTGACCTGGTTCTTCGGCATCCGGATGCGGAGCCGAATATGCTCTGCGGCGAGCTCGTGCAGCCGTGTGCCCCGAGCTGCGGCCTGGCTGGTGCCGTAGACCTCTCGAAGGCGATCGGTGTCGTAGTTGACCCAGGCATGCTTACTCGCGCTGAGAAATGCGTGAGCGCCGGTCAGACGTGAGTGATCGTTGAAGTGCATCTAGGACGTGTTCCTTGTTGTCCGGAGAAATGAATGCGGCGAAGGACATCCGGTCGAGAACATCGACGTAGTAGTCCTGATTGGGGCGGTGCCTAGCGCGACCGGAGGCCTTGACCTCCAGCATGGCCCACCTGTCCTCCCACAGGAGAATAAGGTCCGGCACGCCCTGCTTGTAGTTCGGGTCGTTCTTCAGGATGATGCAGCCGGGGAAAAGGGCGCGCAGCTCCTTGATGAGACGAGCCTGGAACTCTCGTTCGAGCATTGAGCCTCCTGAAAATGCATGACCCGTGCGGGGGTCGGGTCAGGATCTTCATTATAGCCCGTGTTCTGTGTGCGTAATTGCACCCAAGACAGGGGTCGGGTCTTGGCCGAAAATGGCCAGTGGCCAAATCCGTGTCCAGCGTGGCCAAAAATGGCCAGAGCGTTTTGGGCGGCATTGCAACGGAAGGTGCCCGGATGGCCATTTGGCCAAAAACGGGACGGGTTTGTCCACACCACGGGAGATCTTACAGGCTTTACTGGCTATAGTTTACTATTAATAATAGTAACTTTATTAATAGAAAAATGGCCTTTTGGCCATAAGATAGAGAAAGTGGCGTCATTGCAACGATTCGCGACTGGCCAAATCTGGCCACAATGGCCAAAAAAATGGCCACTTCTGTCCAATGGCCAAAAACGAGAACCCGAGACGGCCGTAAGACCGCCCCGGGACCTCGTCATCGTCGCCCGAAGGCCGCTTCGTTGAACCGCTTCTTCCTCTTCAAGGCCCTCTCGACTGCGCGGTCGAACCCCGACTCACTCGTCAGAGTGATATAGTACAGGTCCTCGTACGGGGTGTTGGCCCGGTCGATGCGCCCCTTCGCCTGCTCCACCTGCTTCCACGAGTACGACTCGCTGTAGAATATGATGGTGTCGCAGGTCACGCAGTTCCAGGCCTCGGCCCCGGAGGTGTACTGCACCAGATACGCCCACTCGTCGCCCTGAGGAACCTCGTCGTGGTAGGTTCCGTTCATCTCCCACCACGGCCTCGCCAGAGCCTCGCAGACGTCCCGTAATATATCGCGCTCGTAGTTGTACATGTAGAACACGATAGCCCGTTTACGGGCCGCCAGGAGCCTCAGAAGGGTGCCTCTGCGGTCGCCTGAGGCCACTACGATATAGCGCAGCGCCCTGGCAAGACCCGCAGCGTCCTCGATCGGACGGTTCCGAAGAACGTCCCACCGCTGTCGCAGCGTCTCGTTGTACGTCTCCGTCTCGTACTTGCAGGATATGCGCTGCTCGTGACGCCGGGTCCTCCTCTCCATCGGCATCTGCACCAGTATGGCGTCCCGGTGCTTCCGCAGCAGCTTTTCGTTGTGGTACCGCTTGACCTTCGGATATCGCGCAAACCGGTCGTACTCGACGTGCTTCTCCACGAACTCGGTCTGGTTGCGGTAGAAGCCGTTGCCCAGAAATACCTGAAGGTAGTCCATCCAGGTGTCTCCGGGCGTGCCCGAGAGCAGGATCCAGGGGTTCCGGGCGGCGATCTTGCGATATGCCCTCGCCCAGGCGCCCTTCCCCACGAGTCGCTGCTCGTCGAATATGAAGAAGCCCTTCGACTTCTCGTACTTCCGGATGTTGTTCCACGAGTCGACGACGCAGGATATGCCGCGCGTCGGTTCCTTGGGCGTGAGGCCGAACCGTGCGAGCTCCCCCTGCCAGTCGAGACTGTCCCGCTTGGTCGCGGTCGTGATAATGTAGAGCGTTGTGGGTGTCTTCGCGCTCTTCCCCGACTCAAAATTATGACCCGTGATGGTCTCGATGGCGAACGCGATGCCCGCCATGCTCTTCCCGGAGCCCGGGGCCCCGCAGAGGACGCAACCGATATGCATCCTCCGCAGGGCCTCGCGCTGGTGCTTCCACAGCAGGTCCGCCATCAGAAGCCCTCGATCTCGAAGGCCGTCTGACGCCACTCCTCCTTCTTCCCCTGCCAGTTCTCAGACACGAGGTCCGAGTACGACTGGCAGTAGAGGTTGTCAAGACGAATATCGCGCGGGTCCTCCATCCGGTGCCTGATGCAGTGCATCGGCGGCACGGGCCCGCGAAATGCCTCCCACACGAGTCTGTGGGCGACCATCTGCTGCTGCTGCATCGTCTTCGCGTCCAGGACGCTCATGACGAGCGACCCCTTGTTCAGGGTCGGCTTGCGATATGTTCCCGTGCTGATCTTGCGGAAGCGGCCGTAGTTGCTGACCTCGAGATCGTAATATGCGTACAGGGTCCGCCAGGTCTCCTCGCTCAACGCTTCACCGCCACGAACTTGATGGTGTTGGTCTCGGGGTCCACGTCGTCCTCGGAAATGATCACATCATCCGCGCCTGCCAGAACGGCCTCCCGGACGAATGCGTCAACGATCTTGTTCTCCATCCGTCTTCCTCCTTGCTGAGTATGTCCACCGGTGCGCGTCCTCCACCATGCCGTGCGAGACGAGCCAGATATCGGTGAGGTTCTCTTTCTTGACTATGTTCGGCAGAACGACGCGGGGGATATGGGTGCGCCGTTCGATCATCTCGTCCTCCCCCTCGATCTTGATACGAATGATATGCGGGGCGACTTTCCTGCGCCTCTCCTGCCTTTTTCGCCCCTCCCCCGTCATCATCTGCACGCCGAGGTTCAAGAGGACCCGGTTATTCGAGTCACCGTCCAACCAGCAGAACCGATGCTTCCTCGGATCGTACTCGAAGGTCGTGAAGGCCTCGCACATCAGACGAGCGAGTCGGAAGAATTGGGAATTGCCCTGACGATTTCGGGCCTCGACGCCCTCGCCCTGCCTGGCGCACCCGATACGGCCGCGAGGACCCTTCACGCGACCCTTGCTGGATATCAAGTACCTCTGTTTCGTGAGTCCGGATCGGATCCAGTACTCCCTCTTTCCGAGGTACTTCTCGTCCCTGATCCACTCCGTGATCGGATATGTCGCTCGAGGGGGCGGGTTAACCATAGGCCATCACGACCAGATGGTACTCGTTTCGATACGGATCGACTTCCTGGACGATGCTGAAGCGATCTGTATCCAGCACGAACTCATACGACTGGTTGGTCTCGAGATCTCGGTGCTCCATCACCAGAATGTCCTTGCGGTGCCCGCACTGATAATCGATGATCTGTCTGATGCAGTACGCCCAGATCTTCGGCCCCTCGAGGAAGTCAACGAGAATAAGGCGGTTGTGGGGTAACATGGTGCTCCTTTGTGTCGACGGGGGCCCAGATCGCTCCAGGCCCCCGTCCGAATATGGTCAGTCGGCAGCGATCAGCTCGATCGTGCCCTCGTCGAAGTCGATGATCGAGTAGAACTGTCCCTCGGGGATGATCAGCTCCACCCCGTTCGCGAGGACGAGACGGAATGCCCCGACGAATCCGCCGTGGAAGCCGGTCTCGTCGATGTGGCCGCGGACCTGCCCGTCGGCGATCGTGGCCAGCCTGTCGTTGTAGAACTCCTCGTGAGAGATGATCTTCCACATACCGTTCACTGCTCGGGCTCCTTCTTCATGACGTAGAGATATGACGTGCTGTCGTCCGGTCGGTGGACGACCTTGAGGTCCACGAAGCTCGCCTCGACGCGGACCCAGTGGATGAGACGGGACTCCCGGCACGGGGAGAACGTGTAGTACCCCTTCATGCGACTCCCGAAGGAGTCCTCGAGCAGGTAGACCTGGTCCTCGCCGAATACGGCGTAGGTGTCGTGCAGCGACTCGATGTCGCTGATCAGGAGGTACCTGATCCCCTCGATCGGATACGACCGGGCGGTCTCGACGCGCTTGCTGTGGAGACACAGGAGCTTCTCGGCATCGAACCAGATGCCCTCCCACTCGGACGAGAGGAAGAGTTCCTCCGCTCCGTTCCTCCGGATGAGGACGGACCACTTGTCGTCGCCCGGCAGAGCGGCGTAGATATCCCCTCGGGCACTGACCGAGGAGCCGTCCGGCCGCACGATGCGAACACGAACGTCCTCGAGCTGCGGCAGCTTGGAAATGGTGTCAGGCGTGATCCTCATGCCCGCCACTCCTCCGGGGCGCCCTCGTCGCTCGGAGGCTCGGCATACATGGCGTCGAGCTCGTCCTCCTGGACGGTGATGAAGGCCTTGTTCAGCCAGCAGGTGGTGAACCCGCGCTCGGCGTTGTGCCAGACGCGGATCTGGATATCGGCGCGCTGAATAACCGCCCAGTCCAGCATCCCGAGGGACGCCTCGTCCTTCAGGATCGTCCGGTGCTTCCCGGAGATGACCGTGATCTTCGGCGGGCGGGTCCCGAACTTCACGTTGACCTTGACGAAGGGCTCCGGCTGGTCGTCCTCGTCGCGGGGCTTGAGGACCCGGACGTTGACCCCCTGAGCGCGGAGGTCGTTCGCAGCGTCCTCGGGCAGGACGACGCAGAACGTCCGCTTCCCCTCGTTCCCGAAGCGGTCCCGGGCTCCGCTGAAGTTGCGGAAGAGGAGACGGACGTCCTTGAGAGTGATCTGTGCTGACGGCATGGATGTGTTCCTTTCAGATGACGCGGAAGTGCATGAGGTAGATGACGAGCAGGGCGCAGAATAACGCCCATGCGTACTCGGATCCCCACCGTGTGCCCGCATAGTAGAGGGACATCACGGCGAGGATCGTCCAGAGGATCCAGATCACTCGACGGTCCTCTTGCGAGAAATGACGTTGACGCAGAGGCCGTTCCTCTGGACGTCGTACCAGTCCTCCGAGATATCGAGCGAACCGGCGATGATGTACGACTTGATCCCGTCGAAGGTCTTCGGTGAGACGACCGGGAAATGGTGGTATCCCGACTTGTCGGCGTCGTTGCGGACGGCGTCCGACAGAAGGATCTTGATTCCGTCGATGCAGGGGTCGTCGGAACGGACGGAGACGATGTGGCTGCTCATGATGCCTTCCTCATGTAGACGGAGCGGATGGGGTCGAGTGCGTAGCCGACGAACTGGTAGCCGTCGAGAATATGGGCGGTCTCGTTGGAGGGACGGATCTCGGCGATGAGGCCGTAGTGTCCGTCCGTGTGGCGTCCGACGATGATCATCGGGCCCTCCGCGTCCTCGTCCCACTCGAGACGGATAACGCCCTTGGCCGAGACGACCACTCGCGTCGGAAGCGGGCAGTGCTCCGACGAGACGTCGACCCCGCAGTACTTCTTGACTGCGGCGTTCATCGCCGCGTGCACAAGCGTCTCTAAGGAGGCGTCCTCGAGATATGCGTTGTGCTGAGTAACGATGATTCGGGGTACGAACCTGATCTCCATTGTGTTTCCTTTCCAATTTGACGAAACTCTATAGCCCTGGATATGGGCTATAGAGGGTGAGATCACTTCTTGGGGAGGTGGTCCTTGGCTTGGGGGATGTCACCGTAGGCGAGTGCGAGGATGATTCCAAGCGTAACGCCGCGGACGGCGATGAGCAGGTTGGGGTTCATAACTGTTCCTTTCGTAGGGGTCTCATTATAATCCAAGTTACTCCTGCGAGAGGAACTCGTCCGCATCGCCGAATGCGGATATGGCGTCACGCGCCTTGTTGGCTAGCGAGTTGGCGTAGCGGTCGTCCACCAGCGAGATATCGCCGTTCAGGTCCTCCGCCTCGAGCCACTTGTATCCCTTGCTCCCGGACGCGAAGGAGTACTTCCCCTCCTTCTCGCGCAGAATATCGAAGCCGCCTTCGCGAACAGGTACGAAGCGACCGACTCTGCCCACAAAGCGGATGCCCTCCGGCGCAGTCTCCTGGTCCCCCAGAACCAGGCTGGTCGTGACGGCCTTCGTCTCACAGAAATCATCGAGAGTAACCTCCTCGTGGCTGAACAGCGACTTGAAAACGTACGGGTGCAGGAACTGGGCGCCTGTGGCGTGCCAGCCCTTCTCGTCGTGAGCAATATAGACGGCGTCGTTCAGCAGGCACATGCGGTCGTAGGTGGCCTCGTGCTCGAAGGTGTAGCCGTACTTCTTGCCGAACTCGGTGACTGCGGAAATGATCTCGGGCGTCGCGTCCGGGATCTTGATCGAGTCCGTCTTGATATGCGCGACCGTGAAGCCCTGCTCCTGGACGAAGTGCTTCAGATCGATCATGAACAGCGCCCCCCGCTTGGCGCAGATGTTGTCCACGTTCCGCGGGTCACGAAATGCGTTGTCGAAGGACGCCGCGGTAAGGCCGTAGACGCTGTTGATCACGATCTTCAGCGCGTACGCCAGATCCTTCGCCTGCGATGCGTCCGTCAGATATGGCCCGAGCGCACCGCCGAGCATCGACTTGGCGTGCTCGATATCACCGTGCTTGATGGCGATGCGAGCGGCCTTGATCTCGGAGAAGCGCTTCGTGTAAGGCCCGAACATGTTCAGGACCTCGATCGAGGTAGGGTGCATCGAGGCGATATCGAGCAGAGCCACGTTGCGGTGGATTCCCGGCTCGGCGTACACGTAACCGCCTTCTCCGGTGACCTCCCCGCGATATGAGCTAACGCCGAACTCATACTTATAGCCCGGGAACTCCTTGCTCAGATCCGTGTAGACCAGGTCCTTCTGCGGGTTGCGGTTGTCCCCGAAAATGATCTTGGTCGCCAGGATACGGTTCGTGGCGTTCGGAGTCATGCCGGCGACGTCCGCAAGAACCCGACGCGCCGTCCAGTCCTCGTGCCGCGCGTTGAACACGGCCTCGGTGGCCCGTACGTCGTTGTCGCAGTATGCGGAGACCTCGGGCCAGCGCTCCTCCGGAACTGGCATGTCCCAGGGCAGGCCGAGCTCCTTGTGGTGTATCCCGAGCTCGATCTCCCACTTCTTGAGGCTCTGCTTCTTCGAGGAGAAGTCGTAGATGTCGGAATATGAGAGGTCGTACGCGTTGCGGAACCCCGCGTCCAGCACGTTCCCGATGATCTTCTGGCTCAGGTGGAACAGCTGCTCGTTCGAGTACCCCATCATCCGACCGTACAGGATATGGTTGTCGTACCGTCGGTTGTTGAAGCCGATCAGACGGTGCTCGACGAGCGCCTCGATCTCCGCCGGCGCAGGATTGATCATGCGGTGAATATGGTCGTTGCCCTGCACCTTCCAGTTCACGAGGAGCAGGTTCGGGAAGACCTCGCAGTCGAAGAAGACGATGTCGCCCTTCTCCACGCCCTCGGTCTTGTCGACGTCCATCTCCGAGTGGAAATGCATCTGCGCAACGCGCGAGAGGCAGTACGAGGAGTGGTGCGTGGACCTGAGGGCGAACGTCATGACCGCCTGACGCATGTCGCTCAGGTCGTACTCCATCCCCTGCGAGTACGCGTCATTCAGGATCTTCTCGATGAAGTCGATCGACGGCTTGGTGCCCGGGTGGATCTCCTTCCGGAGGTTCCGCAGGATAAGGTCGCGGAGACTCTTCTCGTCCTTCATCGTCGTGCGGTTGAGCATCTTCTCCTCCTTGAGAGGGAGCGAGCCTTCCTCAAGAGTAGCCGGAGGAATATCATTGCATACACTCAGTCGCCTCCGTAGAGCTGAACGTCCGGGATACCACTTGACTTCGATTCCCGGCTCGTAAATATGGGCGAGGCGCTCGGGGTCTCCTCGGTAGACGTAATGGAGATGGAGACCTCCACCTCCTCGAGACCTCTCAGCATAGGTTCGAGGCCACCGAGAAGCAGCGTCAAGGTTTCGAGAAGGCGACTTGACTCCGTTCTCGCAGATATCGAAGTCGATGACAATCTCATTCTCGGGGGGTCGTACATAGTGCTCCTTTCGAGTGTCAATATCGCTCAGCGTGGTCGTGACGTCGTCCCACCGACTCAGCGGGGTGCCCTCGTCGGACGAGTACTGCGCGGGGCGGTCGGAATATCGCTTGTCAAGGAGCGAGGGCTGCTCAGACAGGTGCAACCAGGTCGTCTCGTTGGGCTTCTCCTTCAGCTGCTTCTGCGTCAGGATATCGCTTCGGAAGCCGATGTAGACGCTCCGTCCGCGGGACCCGTCCGACAGAACTGCACGGTCCTTGTAGTCCTCGAAATACGTCCGGAACTGCGAACGGAACACGTACATGGGCAGGGGCGAGGACACGCTCGCCATGTCGCAGTACTCCTTGTACATGGCGTAGGCACGACGCAAGGATATGCTCGACTCGGCCTCGAGCTCCTCCTGGTTGTACTCCACGAAGTTGTACAGCGCGTCCGTGTCGCCCATCATCCGCAGCGGGCGGTACTCGTCGTAGTAGGATATGCCCATGCGGTTGTACTCGTCCCGGCAGTATGCCGCGATCTCCCCGCGTGTCTGACTGATCTCCGTCATCAGACGCTCATACGTGTCCTTGGGGACTGTGCTGCCCGTGGGGTGAATATCGATCAGCCTGCGGATGATACCCGACTTGCTGTCGGTGATCCGGACAGGCGAATTCGTCCCCACGAACAGAGTCGTCCGAAAGGCCATCCCGTACAGCGACTTGTTCTTCTCGTTCACCAGCATCTCCTCATGGGAGACCAGCGAGTTGAGGACCGTGTTGTCGCTGAGCCTGCTCATGTCGCCATCGTGGTCGATAGCGATGAGGGGGTTCGTCTTGAACGCCTCGAGAGCGAACTGGTTGTTCGACCTCACAAGAGCCCGCGAGTCGAACGGCTTGCTGTAGCCCTCGAAGAGCCAGGATATGATGTTCAGGATCGTGGACTTACCCGATCCCGGCTTTCCGTACAGGACGAAGAACTTCTGGATCCGAGCACTGTCTCCGGAAATGACGGACCCGATCGCCCAGATGATCTTCCGACGCTCCTCCTCGTCGTACAGCACCCCGAGGAGCCGGTCGAATGCCGAGTGGTCTCCCGCTTTGAGCGAATATGGTAGGCGCTTGGAGGCGTAGTCCTCCTTGCGCACCGGATCGTCTGCGAACACCAGCGTGTCGTCCAGCGGGTGAAAATGGTCGAACATGCTCGACTCCCACGAACGGAACTCGCGCCAGATACCGGACTTGAACCTCCGCATGAGACGCACCGAGGGATTGTCATCCGACTTCTCCGCAGTGGCCAGGACCTCGCGGTCGACGAGCCGGGCGACGTCATCCATGCGAGTGGACCACCTGCCCTTCTCGTCGTCCCAGATGGCGTAGAACGCTCCTCCCCGGATCATGAAGTCCGTGGGCTCCCCCACGAGGAACTCCGGGGCGAGACAGGCCGAACCATCCTTCTTCTCGGTCCTGGCCACTTCGAAGAAATCCATAGCGTGCTCCTAGAATTGGTCGATGCTTCTGCTGTACAGATGCATCTGGTACCAGAGCTCGATGCGGCGAGTGTCTATAAGCTCGCCGTTCTCGAACACCGGAAATGGTGTGCGGGGGGTGAGTTCCTCACGATCGAGCCATCGGTGGATCGTGAGGCGCGTGTCGTGCTCCGCCTCGAACGGTTCTGCCGCCCAGCACTCGTCGATCCACTTACTGAGACCGAGGTTGCCGAGGATCTCGGCGAACGCGATCTGAATATCCTCCTCGTCCATCGTCTGGAATGACAGGTCCTGCGCCAGGACGACAAGCATCTCCAGCACCGAGGGCTCCCGAAGCTCGGACAGATCCGCCTGAGCCTCTGTCTCGAACATGGTCCGGAGAGAGACGGCGTCCGCGACGCGGTTGTCGTCCATCGGCACGTTCGAGAAGAACATAATAGTGTGCAGGACGGAGCAGAGCGTGCGGTAGTGCTCCACGAAGGAGATCGCTCGTCCGTACAGCCACTCGAAATAACGCTGTGTGTCAGGCATCGGGGTCCTTCTCGAAGAACGCGTCCGCGTAGATCTCGAGCGTGATGTCCGCCCAGATCAGGAAGTTGCGGATATAGGCGGTAGTGGTCCCGCTCGAGGGCACGGAGATAACGCTGAGCGCCTCCCCGATAAGGTCATTCGGAAACTCAACCGGCCGGTTGTTCGGTCCGACCAGCGTGTCGTCCTTCACGTAGTAGCGCAGAGTGAGGTCGTCGAAATCGCCTCGACCCTCGCGCTCCGCCCACTCCTTCTCGGACAGCACCCGGCACCCGAGGGCGTCCGTTCCTTCCGGCAGCATCTCGCTGTCGTACGCCTCCACGTCAGGGTCGTACTCGTGCATGTCGTCATCCTCCGATGGTAGATATGGCGCAAGCACCTCCGCTGGAAGCTGACGGAAGAACTCCAGCTGCTTCTCCTGCTCGGAGAAAGCAGACTTGAGCGCCTTCGAGGTGTCGGTCGCCTCCTTGCGGATCATCGCCTCCCGGGCGATGGCGTCCTTCATGTCCTCGAGCTCGTGGAAGTGCTTGCGGTTCAGAACATATGCGGTCGCCCCGACGGCGGCCAGGGCACCCGAAAGCGCCCCGGCCGCCACGAGCACCGCGTCACGCGGCGAGAATATCAACGGACCGACACCTCGTCGATGCGGTCCCAGATAACGCCGTCGACGTTGAAGTCGAGGATCCAGCGCCTCGCCTCGCACACGCCGTCGACGTCCTTGTAGATGTCGTCGAAGTAGTTCGCGTCCCAGTCGCCGAAGGTGATGTAGCCGTCGGCACCGCCGTCGTCCTTGCGGATCCAGCCGACGACCGCCCCGGCAGATGTCTGGGGCAGACCGAGTCCGGAGTAGACCTCGTTCAGCATCACGTACCCGCGGCAGTTCAGCAGGTCGTTGGCGTAGTTCTCCTGCGCACGGAGAATCGATGTGGAGAGGTTCCGGTTCTTGTTCCAGGTGGCGGCGTTCTCGTCATAGAGCACCGCGTACTGGGAGGCGCCGGCCAGGTCGAAGACACTGTCCCCGATCTCGGAGATATCGGCGTCGGGCTTGCGACGCTCGGCAATATCCTTCTTCGCCTGCTCGCGGATCTTGGTGTCGAGCTCCTTCACCCCCTCCTCTCCGAGGGCCTGCTCGACACGACCCCTGTAGCGGCGGTAGGACTGGTCAAGCGCACCGTAAGCGGCCGTCAGGCCGGCGATGCGCTTGGCGGAGATGCGGTGGGACGCCGCGATGGACGCGATGGTGAGAACGCCGACGATGAGCGCCGGAGCGTACAGCTTCAGCAGGTCCCGACCGAGACGGGTGTAGATAACCGTACGGTCGTGCAGGGCGTCCTGGTCGCTGTACTGCTTGGACTCGTCCTCCAGCGTGGCGGAAATGAGCTCCAGGTTCTCGACGTGGGGCTCGACGACCTCCTTGACGCGCAGGGTCTCCTGCGACGCGAGAACTGCGGTGGCGACAACACCGACGCCGCCGATAACGCTGAGCATGGCCGGGGAGTGCTTGGACAGCACCAGACCGACCTTCCCAGCGGCGCGAGTAATGACTCCAAAGTTCATTTGAGAATATGCCTTTCAGTTGATCTTGACGGGGGACGGAAGATCGAGCAGATATCCGTCTCGGACGCGCGTGACCTGAGCAGATGTCAGGTTCGTCCAGCCGCGGTCCTCAACGGGATAGTCCGCGGAGATGCCGACCATGCCGTACAGGTCGCCCACGGAGGCGGACCCGTACGTATCGACGATGTTGGTGAGCTCGGTGACGACGGACTCCGCCTCGCTCTTCGAGTCGAGCACGACGGGCTGGTAGACGCTCTTCGTGAGCGTTCGTTCGCTGCCCGGCGTCGTTCCGTACGTCCTGCTCTGGTAGACGCGGTTGTAGGAGGTGTAGCGAGGTGTCGTGGGGCGCTGATATGCAGGAGCGCCGCCCTGAGAGAACAGCGTCCGCTCGGTACCCCCGACCACCATCTCGTACACCATGTTCTTGAACGCCGGGATCGCGATGTCCCAGAACAGATATGACCCGACGGACTTCAGGTCGTCGCCGAAGAGCGCGTTCATGGCGCGGTCGCGGAAGCTCGGCGCGATATGGCGTCCGGGCTTGCTCGTGATCTGCTTGGAGACGCGCTCCTTGTCCTTGTCGCTGTTGCCGGGAAGGCTTCCGCGAACGGGTACGTCCATGTCTATCACTCCCACCAGTTCGTGTGCTTCTCAAGGAAACCGAGCGTCGCGTTGATCGGTCGCCAGACAATATCGACAGCCGTGAGAACGGCGTACTCCCAGAATGACATTGTGTCCTTTCAGATATGCTCAGCCGAGCTTGAACCAGTCGGGGATGGGTTCGGTGATGAAGTCCACGACAAGGCAGGGCTCTTCGTTGTCGCCCATGCTCGTCGCGAAATGGAGCTCGATCTCCGCTCCGACACGCCAACCGAGCTGGTCGCCCATGGCCGTCGTCGGAAGACCGACGTGCTCGTAGAACTCGTTGAGGGAGACCGACGACTCGGAGATGAGGATCCGGTTCAGGTCGTTCTGCACCTTGCGGAGGTGGTTCATGCTGGAGCGGAAATACCGTCCGCTGTGTCCGTCGTAGCACAGCACGGTGCCGCCCTCGACGAATATGACGTTCTGGCGGTTCTCGGGGAGACGGATCTTGGCGGCGGAGGCCGACTCGACCTTCTTCCTCTGGTCCTCCGGGAGAATCTCCTTGGTGGCCGAACGATAACGATCGAACGCCTCGGACGTCATGGTGCAAGCGGCTATCGCCGCGGCCTGCCGCGCAGCGCCGACTCGATAACTGGCAATGACGGCTGAAACAGTTCCCGCCGCAGCAAGGAGTGCAGGAATATAGCACGTCCATCCGTGCTCGAGACGCTCTCGGTTCGTGGGGGCGTCAATTCCTGCGTTCTCGCAGCGGAGCGCGGCCTGTCGGTCTCCCGCAACAGCGGCAACCGCCGTGAGTACAGTTCCGGCGACTCCGATGGCGGAGAGGAACGCCGGGGCGTTCCTGTTCGTAGCGGATACAAGTCCGCGGACAAGTCCATTCACGTGTGTCCTTTCGAGAAAACCATAACCCTTGTGGAGGGTTATGGCGAGGTTCGTTAGTTGGCGATGTCGGTTCCGTCGGTGTGCCACAAGATCGTCCGGGTCCAGAGCGCGATCAAGATCGCGGATCCGAAGAGAACGATGTCGTGGGAGTTGACCGAGTCGGTGTTGTTCATTGCGTGTTCCTTTCGAGGGGTCTCACTATGAGCCATGTAGAACTCGCTAGTGAGACCCCTCGAAAATGCCGTCAGACACCCAGAGCCTTGAACGCCTCCGGGTTGGCCTTACGAGCGTCCTCGATCATCTTCTTAGGCATGACTCCGTTGAAGAACTTGACCGCCTTCTTGGGGTCGTTGACCAGGTCGAAGAGGAACTCCTCGTAGAACACGGACTCCTTGAAGTCCTTGAGGGCCTTCTCGGACTTGCGGAAGTGGATTCCGTCCTGGTCCCTCTCGCCGAACGAGCGGTCGACGAGGCGAACGAAGAACTGGTACGCGGTGATGCCGTCGACGACCCGCAGGTTCTCCGGCGTGGACTCGCCCGAGAGAAGACTGCGGGCGAAGACGCTGTCCTGCTGCGACTCCTCGATGAGGAAGTCGACGACCTCCTTGCGGGTGAGGTTGAACCAGCAGGTCTGGGCGACGGACTCGCCGTCGAAGTTTTCGGCGAGAATGGTGTTCTTGATCATGGTATTCCCTTCAGTTGAGTAGGACAAGAGCGAGCGCTATGAAAATGAGCGCAACAGCGACTGAGAAGCACATGACGAAAACCTATAGCCCGGGTTAGGGGCTATAGGCGAGAGTTAGACGGAGACGATGGTCACTCGTCCTCGTCCGCGTCAACGGCGTCGAAGTCGTCCTCGTCCTCGTCCGTCTCGTCAGACTTGCTGAGCGCAGCGGCGATGGCCAGGGTGCCCGCGACGGCGCCGGCAACGGCGACGCCCTTGAGCACGGCCCAGCCGAGGGCCTTGAGCTCGGACTTGGTCTGGTCCGAGAGCGGGGGGAGGTTGAACGGGGACTTCTTCTCGTCTTTCTCGGCGGGAGTGAGGTCGGTGTTGTTCATTGCGATTCCTTTCTAAGGGGTCTCATTATAGGGGTTGTATTTCTCGCGAGTCACCAGAAGCCCATCACGGCGAACACGACAAGCATGATCATGGTCGCAGCGGCCAGCGCAAGTATCACGAGGCGCTCTTCTCTCGAAGCTGGGCGCGCAGATCGAGGATGGTCATCGTGAGGTCGGAAAGCTGCTTCTCCGCCTCCTCCTTCTCCTTCTGGAGCTCGGCCATCTGCTTGCGCATGGCCTCCTTCTCCTCGAGCTGGCGGTGGAAGATATCGGCGATCCCGATAATGGCGATAATCGTGACGACGTTGCAGAATACCTGGGAGTACATGCGATTCCTTTCGAGAAACCTATAGCCCCGGGTCGGGGGCTATAGGCGGAGGGTCAGTAGTAGAAGTTCCGGGGGGCGGACTCGTAGCCGTTCTTCGAGAACATCCACTTGATGATGGTCCAGAGACCAACACCGAAAACGATGTTCTTGATGATCCAGCTGAAGAAGTTCATTGCGGTTCCTTTCTTGGTTCTCATTATGAGGCATGACGGTTCCGCGAGACCCATGACCCATGCGGGTCATGAATCTGCCTTCAGCGGCGGGTGGAGTAGAAGGGGGCGTTGTCGGCCTTCGTAACTTCATCGTAGGTCTCCTCCGCGTTCTTCCGCGCGAAGCGTCCGACTGCGGCGCCGATCGCCATCGTGCCCAAACGGTACCCGATCATTGCGGGGATCGAGAGTTCGGGCATAACGGCAACCATGGCGACGCCGACGGTGTAGCTTGCGGAGATGTCAGCGGTGAAACCGATGATCTTACGAGCGTTCATTGTGGTTCCTTTCTTGGTTCTCATTATGAGCCATGAATACTCCGCGAAACCTATAGCCCGGGTTGGGGCTATAGGCGCGAGGTCAGTTCTCGGAAAGCGACTTGTAGAGACGCATCAACTCCTTGTCGAACTCGGTCACGCGCTTCTTGCTCCTGGCGGCGTCCCTGTACGCGATGAGCGCGCAGGTCAGCAGCAGGAACTCGACGAGCGAGATGAGAGCGAGCACGAAGGTGATGAAGAGCAGCGTTGCGGTTCCTTTCGAGTTGTGGGGTCTCATTATGAGCCCCGTTGAAATCGCGTTTCCGAAAATCCCTCCCGGGCAATTTTTAGAACCCGATTTCGATAAACCATGCCATGGGCCCGAGTCGGTTATGACAGGGGCCCATGGCATGGGGTTAGATCTCAGAGTCGGATCTTGGTCGCGATAGAGAGCGCCTTCGAGGCGATCGGGAAGATGCTCTCCGCCTTCACGATGATCAGGATCCCGAGGAGGCTGGTCGCGGACGACAGGACTGCGTCGGGGCTCGGCTTCCAGCTCTTCCGCTTGGAGCGGGAGATGGACTCGAGCTTGTCGATGCTGTCCAGCGTCCGACGGTAGGCCTCGGAGTCGGGGTCCAGACCGTACGCGAAGGCGTAGGCGTCCTCCAGGAGGTCGTCCTGGTCGGGCTTCTCTGTGTCGGGGGACATGTGGTTCCTTTCTCTAGGTCTCATTATGAGCCCTGTTCCCCTCGCGTCAGGCCTCGGAGACCTTCAGCGTGACCGAGTCGCCCCTGCGCAGATCGACCGCCGGCTTCTCCAGCGCAGCAAAAACCTCCTTGTTCTCGTGGTCCACGTGCAGGACACCGTCCGCGGGAGGGGTGTACTGCTTGGCCGTGATGCCCAGGAGGGAACCCAGGAAGAGGTCGACGGCGGTGATGGTACCGACGACGCCCTCGACGTGGCCGAACCCCCAGGCGGCCGCAAGAGCCGTGTACAGGGTGGCGAGAGCAGGAAGGACGACCTGCGCGACGAACTTAAGACGGTCATACGTCTTGTTAGTCATGATGCTCCTCAGATGGCGGGTGAGATGGTAGTAGGGACAGTTCCTGCACAAGGCGCTGCGCGGACCCGTTGCCGCCCAGCGCTCTGTACGGGTCATACAGGTACACGCGAAGATCATCGTACTCAGCGTGAGTGATCCAGCCGCGTGCGATATACCCCTCGGCAATGGCGACGAGCTGGATATGCGCCAGCCCGACCAGCAGCTGAGACTGCGCGGCGTTCTTCGCGTTCCTCGCTTGGATGAATGCCCACAAACCCGAGGAGCCAAGCACTGATGTAGCAACAGTGATGACCAGTTCGAGCGTGTGAGACATCAGTTGGCGTCCCCCGAGATGCAGACGAAGGGGCGCAGACCAGCGGTGGTGTTCCAGATGCGATTGGTCAGGCGGTAGTCCGCCCAGCAGGTGAAGTAGTTGTACCAACACTTGTCCCTCAGCCAGAAGATCTGATGGGGGTTGGGAATACCCATACCCTGCCGGTAGTATGAGAACTGCTTCCCCGTGATATGCCCCGCCGCGTTACGGCCAGCCTGAACCGGAGCCATGAGCCGGGCACCGAACATCATGACCTCATCCGGGATCGTGGAGTAGATGTCGCCGCGAACGAGAACATCGTCCGATGTGTAAGGATACGTCGGACTGCCGTTATACGAGTTCGCCAGAACGTCCTTGTGCCCCATGATGTACTCATCGCCGAACAGCGCAGCGAACTGCGGCTTGAGTTTGGAGGCCGCATCGTACATCAGGGAGTCGCAGTAGTTCTTCAGGGGGTCCTCGGCCTTTGTGGCGAAGGTGGCGCTGAGGCTTCGGTCGGGCATGACCACAATATGGTTCTTGACGCCCTCGGCCGTGCCCCTGAAGTAGTTGAAGTCAACGATCATCCAACGTACATTGTTGTACAACCAGTAGTCCCCGAGCCACAAGTCCTGGAACGATCCGTTCCGGATCGCGTCCTTGTGGTCCTGTCTGAACTCGTTGCCGAGAGATGCTCCGCGAACGATCTGGTTGTGGGCGAACTGGTAGTTCGAGAACACGGAGAAGCGAAAGTCGGAGCAGGATATCCGTTTCGTGGTGCTCTTTCCGGGATTGTCGAGGACGATATAGTCCGACTCCTCGTTGTAGCGGACGATCGGAAGATCGGAGATACGCATGAATCACACCTTAAGCTCGTAGACGAGTTTTCCTTGAACGGGCGTAGTACGGTCTACCAGAACCTGCCCGTTGGACCATACTATGTCCTGGTAGATCCTAAAACCCGCGGTCATCCCCTGGAGCTGAGACTTGATCGCCGCGATCTCGTTGATGACCTTCTTGTTGGTGTCACCATTCATCGTGTTGATCAGGGTGTCTTTCCAGGTGTTGTAGTCGGCCAGTCGCTCGGCCTTCCACTCATCCAGATCGGTCTTGACCTCGGCGCTGTAGTTCTTCGCCCATTCCTGGAACGCATCGTCCCAGCGCTTGAACAGGGTGTCGCCGTCGAGGTGATCGACGATACCCGTGACGAACGGACAGGTTGACTGCCCTCGGTTGTCGCTCACCTGCTTGGGGGCAGTCCCGGCCTTGTACTTGCTGTCCATGAACAGGTAGAAGAGCGGGTAACGCGACTTGATCTCGTTGTTCGTGCTGGTGACGTCCGGTCGCGTTGCCCCATCCTTGGGCGTCCCGTTAACGATCTCGAGATATGCCGAGCGCTGGTCGTCCGAACGGTCCACCGTGAGCACAAGCGCGTCCCAGCGAGGAAATGTCGGGTGTGCCGGGGAACCGTCGATCTCGATGATGGCGTCGTTGACGACCCACGTGTGATTGAACCACGCGCGACCGCTGTCCACCTGAATGGTGAGACTGTTCGCGTCCTTCATCCTCGGACGGAAACCATTCAGAGCAGTCGCGTAGATGCCGTCGTGAATAAGACCGTCGAACATTCGCCCGAAGTCCAGCGCCGAGTACTTTCGGTCTCCGTCCTTGGACGGGTAGAAACCAGAGGTAAGTGCCATTCTCCCTCCTCAGTGGTGCCAGGCCGAGGACTCGTCCGGCTTGGTGAATGTCGGATAGAACTTGTCGCCCTCGGACTCGGAGGAGGAGCGAGTGTACTCGGTGAGAATCGCCTTCTCAGACAGACCGTGACCGTTCTCGAGCTGAACCAGGTCGCCCATGAAGAAGTCCTCGCCGTAACGGTACATCGTCGTCATGTCCGCCTCGCCGGTGTATACCGTCTTCTTGCCGTGCTTGTACAGCTCGTCGTTGCAGGCGTCCTCGATCTTCTGCAGAACCTGCTCCTTGGTCATCGTCTGCTCGCCGAGAACCGAGTATTTTGATCCGTTCCGGTCGGAACGAACACCTGTCATCTCGTTGATCTGAATATTCTTGAGATAGCCCTCGCGGCGCTCGAGCCCGGAGATACCGATGGTCTTGGAATAGTTGGCCAGCTGCGTCTTGGGCTTCGTGTCGCCGTACTCGTGCGCCTCACCCACGCTCTGGCTACTGACAAGCCCTGAGTAGATAACAGACTTGTAATCGGCAACAGACTCGACATACACCGACTTGGACAAGTTGTCCATCTTGGGCGAGAAAATGACGGGCGACCGCTTCGTCTGCGACCGCGTGCGGTCGAGACCCTTGTACGCATACCCCCACCAGCGGAAGGGGTTCCCGAGTTCCAGATCGATTGCGAATCCGCCGCCGTAGTACCCGAGAATAGTGGTCACGATCTCGTACAAGCTGCCCTCAAGCGTCGACGAGAGGTCGATCGAGTACTGACTGAGTCGAAGGTCTGCGCCCGGGCCAGCAGGCTTGCTGTGCTGCTCAGCAACCGTCGTAAAACGGCGCTGAGGAAGCTTCATCTCAGCGCCGGCTCTTCCGCGAAGAACTTCCGTCGGGAGATCCTTCGGGTTTGCCATCCAGCGAAGAGCCCCCACGTGCCAAGGCAGTGCCGGCTTACGGAACGCAAAGGCATCTGCGACCAGTGACGTAATGATATTATCCCCATAGTCGTTGAAGCCTTTCATGTAGTAGAACCAGGGGTCGTCGCTCGACTTAACCGGTTTCACGACACGGCGATCGAGAATAGACTCCAGAGAACGTCCTGCGATCTTGATCTCGCTTGCCTTGTTGTACTCCTCCGTCCACTCGAGTTGCTCGATAATCATCAGCTTCTGCGACTCGGGAGTGAACAGATACGTGTCGAGGCGGAACTTCTCGTAGTTCTCGTACGTGCCCGGAACCACTAGCTCGAAATCGCCGTACTTGTTGTAGCGCTCTGTCCAGATAACCGACTTGTAGTCGTCGATCACGTATGCGAGATTGAGACCCTTGTCCAGAACAGCGAGATACACTATACCCCCTGGTAAAGAATATCGCGGGACAAGGACACCCTGGCTCCGCCTCCGACGTTTATTGTGTAGTAAAGACGGTTCTCGCCCGGATACAGCATAAGCCAGTCCGAGTCGATATCGAGAAGATGCAGGGCCTTCTCGGCCTTACCGTTTCGAATACGCGTAACGGCCTTGTGGCCGACACGGGTGTTAATGTAGAAGCGGTCGCCCGCCTTGGCCGGCTGCGTAACGTTTGCGTCCGGATGCCACTTGGTTGTAAGGGTCAGGTGCTGATTGCGCACGTCGTCATAGATCGTGATCGGCGTGGCGTTGTCCTTGAGGATGTCGATCATGATCGTGAACCCCGCCGGAACGTCTCCGCCGTTCTCCAGAATAACGGAGGGGAGACCAACGGTCTTCGAAAATATAAGCGTGGGGCTCTCCGAGAGAGGCGTGTCCTCCCAGTCGAACTCGAACGCCGCGTGCTCCTGCACGAAGGGCAGATAGTTCTGAGTGTCGTCAGCGCCGTCCGACCAGTAGCCGTCGGGACATATGAGGACGACCTTTATGACCTCCTCCTTGGAGAATATGTCCGGCTCGCTGGACTCGACGTACCCGAGCGTCTTGACGGCTCGAGTGTCCGTCCGCACGATGATCGTCACCGGCTGCTTGATCGGCAGAAGGTTGTAGATCCGGTGCCGTGCACGCTCGACCGTAGGAACCTCGAGCGGCAGCAGGGTGAGCGTGATAGTTCGCATACCCACCCTGCTGCCGTTGAACATCGCCGAGTCGGTCAGAGACAGCGCTGTGGTGTTGATCGTAGCCTTCGCCGGACCGAGGCCGTCGATGGACTTGACCAGGATGCCGGTGTCCTCCGGCTTGTCAATCTCCAGCAGCAGGCCCTCTCGGTCTGCGGGAATAAGCTCGATAGATCGAATCACAGCTTGAATATCTCCTCTCGAAGACCAACCAGCTGGCTCCGCGTCTGACGGTAGATCTCCGCCTCCGACAGTGCCCTTGGCGAGGTGTTGTACTGGTTGAAGATAACGTCGCCCTTCGGACGATCGCTGTCATTTTGACGCTGCGGCTCGGGAGCCGTAACACTGTACGCAGAGCGAAGCGCCTCGGCCCTGGCGGCCTCCGCGGTAAGGTTCGGAGACGCCCCGAGACCGTTGATCGCCTCTTTGGCCTTGTCGACCTCGGACAGGTCCACTACGGGCTTGATGACCGGCGCGTCCTGACCGCCGAACAGGTCGACGTTCTCCGGATCGATGTCCAGGTTCTTCTCGAACTCCTCGGAAACGGCCTTCGCCGAGTTCTGTGCAGCAGCGACTGTCTCGGAGGCGTTGTCGGAGATGCCCTTGGCGAAGCCCACCATCGTCCACTTACCGAACTCGGCGAAACGCCGAGAAGGCGAGTGAATACCCAGGTAGGACTTGAGCCGGCCGATGCCGGCCTTCGCTCCGGAGATAAGCGCGTCTCCGATCTTGTGCGCATTGTCCCTGACGCCCTGCTTAATGCCGTTGATAATATCGCGGCCGAGTCGAGTCAGAGTATCCCAGATCCGACTCCCGAAGGAGGACGAGTAGTCCTTGAAGCCCGTGACAAGCGCGTCAACAATGTTCCCGCAGGCGTCCCCGACGGTACTGGAGTTGTTCCGAATAGCGTCAGCAAACCCATTGAGGAAATTGATCGCGATATCGAACGCCGTCTGGATGATGACCGGAAGCTGCTCGCTGAACGCGGTGGCGAGCGTCGAGATGGTCGACACCGCCTGCTCCACAACGTCCGGAGCGTGGTCCTCGATCCCCTGCAACCAGGCGATAATGAGCTCGGCGCCCTTCTCGGCGAACTCAGGCATCTTGTCGATCAGCACCTGAATAAGCGCGATAAGCAGGTCGAACGCGGCCTGGATGATCTGCGGGGTCATCGTGACGATGACCGTGAGAAGCGTTCCGATCAGTTGAATACACATCTCGCCGAACGCGGGGAGCGAATCGGTGATGGCTCCGAATATGCCGATCAAGAGCGCCCCGAGGCCATCGCGGATCGCCTGCATGTTCTCGCCGAGAACAGCCAGGAAGTTCACAAGAAGTCCGGCCAGGTTCGTGCCCAGGATCGGCAGCAGCTCGATCATCTTGGCAAGGATGGCTACCCCGGCCGCGCCGTTGACTGTCAGCAGCGTAAGACCTGTTGCGAACAGCCACACACCGGCGCCAGCGAGGGCGAATCCGGCGCCAAGACCGATAAGCACCAGAGCAAGCGCCCCGAGCCCGACAGCCGCGCCTATAGCAAGATAGCCAGCGGCGATGATAATAGCCAGCGCCCCCGCCAGGATAAGCAGACCGCTAGCGGCCTTCTTGAGCGGAATCTGACTGAGGATGACCAGTGCCGGAACAAGCAGGGATATAGCAGCCGCCAGGGCTGCCAGGGCTATTGCGCCGCCGATGCTCCCCGAGGCCAGATAGCTCGCGGCGACGATAATCGCCAACGCCCCTGTCATCTCGCCGAGGCCGATCAGATACTGCTGCCACGGCATCGCGGCGAACGTCGCAATGATCGCCGCGACCTTGCCCACAGCCATAGCCACGACAAGAAGCCCAACCGCGCCCACGGTAGAGAGTGGGATGTTGTCCAGCAGGATAGCGACCCCCATGAGAATCGCCAGCGCGCCGGTCATCTCGCCAAGCCCCACGAGATACGTCTTCCAGTCCATCTCGCCGAACTCTTTGATGACCGACGCGACGTTCTTGAGGGCGTACGACAGGATGAGGAACTGGATCGCGTTCCCGATAGCGTTCTTCCGCGGCGTAGGCACACGGTTGAATATCATCAGAATCGCGATCATGATCGTGAGCGCCGCCATGCCTTGCAGCAGCTGAGCGAGAGACATCTCGCCGAGCTTGGCGACGCTGTTGACCATGAGGCGTACACCAGCGCCCAGCAATATAGCACTCACGCCGAGCGCCATGAGCGAGCCCTTGTTCTTGCCGACATGCTTGGACGTCACGATGAGCATCCCGAATATAGCCGCGAGCGCAGCCGTTCCGGCGAGGATCTCGGGCCACTCCATACCGGCGACGACGCGCAGTGCCCCCGCCGCAGTCGCGACAGCGATGCAGATCGCCACCATGGCAAGCGCCCCGACGAGCATGCTCGCGTTGTCCTTGAGCGAGTTGCCGATCGACTCCGCGGACGCCGTAAGGCCGGCGAATACCGCGATAATGGCCACGGATACGCCGAGGAGCTTGTCCGCCGGGATCTGGGCGAGCACCCACATCGCGGCCGCAAGCACCAGTATAGCCCCGGCGTACATCAGGATCTGCTTCGCCGTCTCGGTCTTCGCCTCCGCCTCCAGCTTCTTGGAGAAGGAGGTGAATACGCCGCTGAACTGGTCGATGGCGTTCTTGACCGAGCCGATAAGGTCCTTGATCGAGATGAACGTGCCGGAAATGGCGCGCCCTGCGGTGACGAAGCGAAGCAGGCCGCTGATAACACCACCGATGGCGAGCGTCATGGCCGCGACCTGGTGGTGCCCCGTGAACCACGTGATCGAGTTCTTGATGAACTCGCCCAGACCCTTCAGAGCCGATCCCGCAAAGCGAGCCGCCTGGTCCGCGAGGAACCCGAGCGCCTTGCCGACGGCCGTAACGCCCTTGCCGATAAGGCCCGGAAGACCGCCCCAGCGGTCCTTGAAGTTGTCCCAGCCGTTCGCAATGTGCTCGCCAATGCTCATGTTGCCCCAGAACTCTTTCAGTGCCTTTCCGGCGTTCCAGAGGTGGGTCCCGAAGCTCGACAGAGCAGCGCCGGCACTTGCCAGCATTGCCGTGAATGACGAGGTGTCAATTGACTTGAGCGAGGACGCGGCTAGGGTGATCTGACCGCGGAAGGTGCTGGTATCCACATCAGGCAGCGACAGCTTCGAGTCGTTGCCGGTGAGGGAGTCCATGAGACCGTTCGTGAAGGCGTCCTTCATGTCCCGGAAGGCCTGCTTGGTCTTCTCGATCCACTCGATGACCGTAGGCATCTTCTCGGTGATGTTCGCCTCGGTCTTGTCGCCGAACTCCTCGATCTTGTGGTTGGTGCCGTCGAGCCAGCTCGCCAGCTCGAGAATATACGGCGCCAGCTTCTGCGCGAGCTTGTTACCGGCCTCCCACGCTTTCCTGCCCATGGCGGAGACCACCTGAGCGAAGGTGATGACTGGCTGCGCGGCCTCCTCGACCTTGTCGCCGAGGTCCACGACGTCGCCGGTGAGAACGTTGAGGGATCCCTCAGCCTCGTCCGTCTTCTTGAACGGGTCGACAATGGCGTGGTAGATGCGGGAGAACGTGTCGTGAATCGTCTCCCAGAGGTGCTCGGCGCTGCGCTTGAGAACACCCATGGGGTAGATGATCCCGACGTAGAAGCCCTCTTTGAACTTGCCGGCGATGCTTGCCGCAGCCTGGAGGTACTTGTACAGCACAGCAAGGGCAGCAGAAACTTTCTCCGCACCCTTGGTGCCGAGATCAAGTCCCTGGTACCACTCTCGGAAGCGTATAAGCAGGTATCCGATGTAGCTCGTGATGTTGAACAGCACGAAGCCGAGGTAGGATATAGCCTTGCCCGCCAGACCCGCCGCAACCGCGAGAATCGGCCCGAGGGCCTGCCCGACATCCTTGATGATGTCGATGCCGATCCCGAAGATCGTGAAGATGCCCTGGAACGTCCGCCGAAGGTCGACGAACCGCGGGTAACCCATGATGAGGTACGCCGTGAAGTCGCCGAAGGCTTTTGTGATACGGGCCAATCCCTCGGCAGACGGTCCGGAGAATGTCGCGTCCCAGGCCTCCTTGATCGCCCGAAGAGGCATCATGATCGCGTCGAAGAGGTTCTTGAGCCCGCGAAGGACGTCCTCGCGGCCGCCAAGATCGACCCATGCCTGGAGAAGCTCATTCCGAGCCTTCGACGCGTTGCTGAGAACGCCGGTGAGGTAGTTCCCGATGCCCGACCAAAGCTCCTTGGCCTGCTCGAAGTCACCGAAGATAATGCGCCAGGTCTGCGCCCAGCCGGAGCCGAGCTCCTCCTTCAGCGTGTCGATAAGCTGCGAGAAGGTCTTGATCTTGGTCGCCGCGTCGTTCGCCGTCTCGGCGAACTTCATGATCTCGTCGGTCTGCTCCTCCGTGTATCCCATCTCGATGATCTGCTCGCGAGAGAGATCGCCGGTCATGAGCGTCAGAGTCTCGAGCATGACCTCAGATGTGAGCCAGCCCTCCTGTAGGGACTCTCGGAACGAGCCCTGCTTCGCAATGGCTTCGTCGACCGCCTTGCCGTGGACTCGAGCGGTCCGCTTGAGCGCCTCCTGCATCTGCTCGCCGCCCATGCCAGCGTTCTGCACGGAGTTCCAGTCCATCAGCCGCACAGTACCGGAAGCGATGGCCTGCGAAAGCTGGTACATGGCTGTGGAAGCCTGGGCCGCCGAGGAACCGGATGCTGCCGCCAGGTTGGAAATACCCTTAATGGCACTGACCGATTCCTTCAGCCCAACACCGGCCGCCGTGAAGGTACCGATGTTGCGCGTCATCTCGCCGAAGTTGTAGATAGTCTGATCGGCGTAGACGTTGAGCTCGTCCAGGGCGGCGTTGACGGTGTTGATGTCCTCGCCCTTGGACGCAGTGTTCGCCAAGATAGTCTGAACGGAGTTGAGCTGAAGCTCGTACTCCTCGAAACCCGCCTTGGCGGCGTCAATGGTGAGGGCTTTGACGAGCTCGCCGCCGACGCTAACAGCCTTGGCAGCGATACCGCCCAGCGACGCGACGCCCGCGACCTCCATCAGCCCCATGTTAGAGATAACATTGGCCGCGCCGGAGACAACATCTCCGAACGTCAACCGACGAGCGGCTTCCGCAACATTATCAATACCCTGCGTAGCGCCCTCAAGACGAAGCGAGGAGTCAAGGGACTGAATACCCGCCTTGGACTCTCGGACACCGTCCATGAACTGGGCGTTATTGAACTTGAGACTTACGACTCGCTCGTCAATGGTAGCCATTAGCCCCTCAGCATTCTGGATATGCGGCTCTCGATCTCGTCGAACACCGGCCGCATAGCCGGATTAATATAGTCCCTGCCGTGAACGTATCCCCCCGTGCCGGTACCGTGACCGTACTGAAGAATTATAGCGATCGGAACGCCGTTCACAACATTGGAGTTCGTCCACGTGAGCGTGACCCCCTTGGACGAGGTCTTCGCCTCGAATCCCCAGGACGCCGCCGTCTTGCCTGTGCGAACGGGGGTGGCGGCCGACAGCGCCTCGATGCCCTTCTCGCCACACGAGCGAAGAACATCGGCGACGCTGCCGGCCTCCATCTTGTCCATCCACCGTTTGGTAGCGCGGTAGTCGCCCTGCCAAGACAAGGACATGGAGGGCATGTCAGGTCTTCCGCGGAGCCGTACAAGCGGTCATGAACACGCCACCCTCCGCCTGCGAGAACACACGCACACTAGAGTCAACGGCACGAATCGTCGTGTAGCCGCAAATATTCCAGTTGTTGTCGAACAACGGCGCGTACGCATTCTCGTAGACGGTAATGTTCTGCGGGAGCTTGCCGAACCAGTTCCAACCGCGCTCGACCTGAATCTCTCCGCCATTCGTACCGCCGATAACAGTCACTTCGGTGAGGCTGAATACGGCCCAGAGGCGCCTGTTACCTGTATCACGCGGACCTGTGACGTATGCAGGAGCGAAGTTTGGCGAGGAGAACCACTTGAGCTTGGTCTCGTTCGGAGTATCCTCGAGTGCCAGTTTATAGTAACCCGGGTAGCCCGACGGCTCTGTAGAGAGCGTGACGGGCTTGCTTGGACCCTTGTCTCCGGGAGGACCCTTATCGCCAGGTGCGCCCTTGTCTCCGGGAGGACCCTTATCGCCAGGCGCGCCCTTGGCTCCGGGAGGACCCTGTTTGCCTGGGTCGCCAGGTGCGCCCTTGTCTCCGGGAGGACCCTGTTTGCCTGGGTCGCCAGGTTTCCCCTTGTCTCCGGGAGGACCCTTATCGCCAGGTGCGCCCTTGTCTCCGGGAGGACCCTTATCGCCAGGCGCGCCCTTGGCTCCGGGAGGACCCTGTTTGCCTGGGTCGCCAGGTGCGCCCTTGTCTCCGGGAGGACCCTGTTTGCCTGGGTCGCCAGGTGCGCCCTTGTCTCCGGGAGGACCCTGTTTGCCTGGGTCGCCAGGT